CTGTTTGGACTTCTTCGGGCAGTTCGTAGTTGACATCTGCTGCTGTTGCTGCGCCACCGCCGCCCGATATCTCTTTGCCGTCAAACTGCAATTTTCCGTCCGCGTCTGACAGGCGGTCGAGGACGGATTTGTTAGCGTGGGTGTGGCGGGCTGCGGTGTTCCGGTTGACTTCATCGACAATGCCGGGCTGTTGCAGATCTATAGAGCTGTCACCGTCCGCCGTTTGAGAAAAGTGCAGTCTCACCATTCTGGACTTATAAATCTGTTCACTGCCGACATATCCGATAAGCGTTACGCAGCAGTAGGGTGTTGCCGTGACCGCCGACGGCAGAGGATATGAAAATGCTCCGTCCGTGGTCTGTAAAATTATCTCCGACAGACCGCCGGGCTCAAAGCAAAGGCGATACACTGCCTCTGTCGGCATGATAGCCGGTGGAGTAACAATAAGCTCCGTGGCGTAATGTTCCCCTATTATTCCGGCTTCGCAGTCATATCGGTTATCGGCAAAATTAAGCCGACACTGTCTCATCTTCTTCAACAATAATTTCACCTGCTTCCCGGTCTTTGTCGTCCTCTTCGAGCGAGGACAGCAGTTTGTTGAGTTCGTCTTTAATACCGATGCACACCATGCGGCAATTCTCATAAGTTTTCTGTTCGGCTTCGATCTCGGCTATGCGAGATTTGATTTTTTCTACTGCTTTTGATTCTGTCATATCATCACCTCGTGATTGTTATTGTGGGGCTATTTTAATCGACTTACCCGTTCCATATCTGACATAAACACCGTCATTACCAACGATAATATAACCTGTATATTTCGAGCCGGTGAGCTTCAGTGTGATTTCACCGTCAGCGTTTTGATAGATATCACTCCTGGCGATAATAGCGTTATTCTTATCACAGACCTCTATTGCGCCGGATGGTAAATTCGATGGTCCGCCAACGCCAAACGCCGCCGAATACAGATCCAATCCGCCGATAGGTCTATAATGTTTCAACCCCGCAAACTGGTTGTATCCAAGAGGATTGGTTATCAGAGTTTTTCTTATTTTGGTTGCATCAGCTTCTATTCGCATCCAATCGTATTGCCAAGCAGTCTCCATATCTGCCCACGGCTTTGCAGAGGTTACATAGTCCGTGCCATTGTTCACGGACTTACCGAAACGAAACCCGGCATTGCTACTGCCGCCAAGCGTATAATCGACCGTAGCGAATGTCGCATACCAGTTTGCTACGGTTGAACTCTGCCATACAAGCGTGTTTGCCATGCCAAAAAACTGCTGGCTGCCCTCGCTCGCAGTTCCGGTACTTTGATAAAGTTTAAGCACGCCCGATGATAGATCCGCTTTATACCCCTCACTTTCTGCCGTAAATGAGCCGTCTTTTACCTTTATGCCCTGCGCATTTATGGTCGTTGTTGCGTTGCTCAGTTCGGACGGTGAGCCGAGATTATCAAAACGGATATTTATCTCGTTACTCAGCTGCTCGATAGTCGACGAAGTGACATAATCTCCTTCGATTTTTTTCACCTTTGACTGGATGCTGCTCGCTGTCTGCTTCAGCGTGCTCACCTCGCCGGACAGCCCGTTCATGTCTTGGACGAGCGTTTGAATACTCAGGTTCTGGTGGTCAACCTGCAGCTGCACCTTTTTGAGCGTCTGCATAACGCTGCCTGCCATCTTGTAATCAGTTTTCTTGACTATCTGAGCCTCTGCGGACACTTTTGACTTGATGCGAGCAGTAGTTTCTATCTGTAGCACCGTAGCCGTGAAATATGTCCCGTCCTTATCCTGGACGCTTATGCTGTCATTCAGGTCGAGAATATAATCATCAATGCAGTCGGTTATCTGAAACGGCACGATTGACATGCCGAAGATCTGCGCAGCGATGGTTTTTATGCTACTCTCCCGCGTTTTGTCGATGAAAGGATTATCGTCTATGCGCCACTGACAAAGATTCTCCGGTGCGGTTGACGGGTATGTGATATCGTCGTCATATCCGTCATGTCCGAAGACCAATGAGTTTATAACGCCGAACTTAGGCTCCTTTGAAACCGCCTTATACCGCGCCTTGCCTATCTGAATACCCGTACTGACCGGCTTGCTTATGCGCAGTCCCCCGGTACGGCTTATCTGCGCTATGCAGCCGCCGAGTTCGGCGGCGCGGGAGATCAACTCTCGGTCTGTAACTGAGGCGTCCATATTCGGCGCTTCTGTCAGCTTGAAAGTCGACATCGGGAAAGTCGTTGTCTCGAGCGTAATGCCGTGACGCGTGCATATCTCCCGCACGAAAGCGCCCAATGTTGTCGGATAAGTCAGGCTGCCGCCATACGCGCAGTCAAAAAGCACTGCACGGTCAGTACCTTTGAAAGATATCGACCGTGCAGTTTTGTTGTTTGTAATGTCCTCGTCCTTGGCAGTAAAAAGCCCCAACGGAATCCATGTCACCGAACCGTTTATCTCGAGTCCACGATATACAGATACCTCTTTTCCGTTCAGGTCTATGGACCCGTCGAGATTGTATATCTCAAACTCACAGCTTTTCGCCGGGAACCCGCCTATCATTTTGCTGTTGGAATGCGATATCTTCGGGTATGTTTTCAAATACTGCTGTCCGGTATAAGTCGCATTTCCGACTACTATTTTTGACTTCGGCACACGAACCCTGGAGGATGCTATGTAGTTTTTATAACTTGTACTCGCTGCGTACATATTTTGTCCTCCTTAACTGTTCGGAACGGTCTGAACGAAACGCAGCTCAAACGCCTCAATGACGTATTCGCCGTTAATCAGCGCGTGTGCCGTCACTGCATCAGAAACCGGGTACATCGTCTTGGTCAAAAACGCACCGGCACGAAGATCATAAAATTTTACAGTACATTCGGTCATCGCCCTGACCTGCAGAATTTTCCTGATCTCCGCCTCGGTCTTATCCTTTTCAAATGTCAGAATGAGCTTGTCGCGCTCCGGCAGAACTTCGCGGATCATCAAATTTTCATCGGTCGCGCCCGACCCTTCCGAGTCAGTCTGCGGATATTCCCAGCCTATCCCGTCGGCGGTGAGCGTTATGCTGCCGTTTATAAGCACCTCATATTTTTCCACGCTTTACACCTCCAGAAGAATCCTGCCCTCGGCTATCTGGGCTTCGTTGATAGTTTTGATTATCGTGCGTCCGTCGGGATAGCGGATAAGCAGTTCGAGCTGCAGCTTAACCTTTTGGGCAAAGCCGCCCGCCTTGGCGAGTGCAAGCTCAACCTGCTCGCGAATCTTTGACTCGGGCGACACTATTTCGCCCTCACGGGTGTTGTCGCCGACGATGGCAAGCTGCGGATTGTTGGCTGCCACCCAACCGCCCTGCGCGAGGCGAGGCAGCTTTATAGTGGGAATCTGGCTCATGTTAAAGCCTAAAGACTTACCGCCTATGCCGGGAACCCAGTCAGGCACATTCCATTTTATCGAGTTAAATCCCCTGATAAGCTTGTTTATGCCGCTGCCTATACGGTTCACGAGATTCTCAAACGTGGCTATTATCATGTTGAGCGGTGTCTTTATAACCGCCGACATAGTATCAATAGTACCTTTAAAAATGTTCTTGATACCGTCCCACGCTTTTGACCAGTTTCCGGTGAAAACACCGGTTAAGAACTGTACAATACCTTTCAGTATTGTAATTATCCCGTTCGCGCAATCTATAAATCCCGCTATTATGGGCTCGACTATATTCATCATATCGCGGAAGCTGTTTACAAATTTGGGATAAAGATAATCCTGCACCCATTTTACAATGGGTACAATAACCTTATTATAGATTTCAAGCGCATCCTGTATCAGTTCTCCAACGAAGCCAGTGAGGTTATCAGCTAACGGTTTTACATGGTCGGTCCACAGCCTTGTAACCGTCCCCATTATGATATCCCAGCATGGCTTCATGTAATTATTCCAAGCATTCAGGAACAAATTCTTTGTATTTTCAATGGCTGTTCTGACATTATCAAAAATCGGGGCTCCGTATGTCTGCCAGTTGTCATATACAATGTCCCATGCATCCTGATAAACCTGTGTGAAAAACTGCAGTGCCGGTACTGCTCCCTCGCGCCAGGTCTTATCGAATATTTCTTTCACGGAGTCAAACAGCGTCTGCAGGGTTTTTACGCATTCGGTGGAAAACTGCGTGAGCACAGGCAAACCTTTTGTTACAAATTTTTGAAGCCTCGGATACACGGCAACATTCCATAGATCCCTAAAAACGGCGTTTACACTGTCATATAGACCTAAAAAGATGTCAGCCGAAGCGTGACAAAAGGTTTCAAAAAAGTCCTTCAAATCCGTTGATGCCCAATTTTTTATCGGCGATTCGAGCTTGCGCAGATCTTGCCAAACTCTTTTGATTAGCGCTTTCGTCTGCTCAATTTGTCTTTTCAGTTCTTCGCGTTCCTTTTCAAAACCTGCCGCAAAACCGCTCCAAAAAGTCGAAAGCTTCTCTTTGAGTTCATCAAGTCTGGAATCGACAGCAGAAACTCCGCTCGTTATTGCTGAGGTTGTAGGATCAGCTGCCGCCACTCCTGAAGAGCCACCAGTGCTTGTATCCGACGAGCTTGACTTGCTCAGCACGTTTATCTCATCGTAAGAAGCGAAGGCTTTTTTGACCTTTTTCGCGGCTTTTTCGGCAGCCATGCCGGTGTTGTCAATAGCCTCGGCGGCCTCCGTTGCCCCCGCAGTTACGCCGCCAAGGGATGTCACATCGGGCATCTCAAGCCCGATTGATGCCATCGCCGTTTTCAGCAGACCCAAAAACTTCAGCAGCGCGTCAAGCGCGGTCTGAATTGCCGGGATAAAAAGGTTTAGTATCGGTATTATCACATTGCCGATTTCTGTTTTTAATGACGTGAATGTCGCAGACAGTTTTGCGACCCTGCCGGCGAAAGTAGTGGCATATTTTGCAGCGTCGCCTGTCTGCCACTTTGTTTCCTCCATGATGCCGTTGACTTCGGCTTCTATCTTCTGCTGCTGCGTAAGTGCGTTTGTTGTTGTGCCGATAGACTTGGCATAATCTTCCCACATTTTCGCCACATTCTTGGTAACACCTGCGTTGTCAACAAGGATAGAATTTTCGTTTTTCAGACCCTCCGTCGCCGTGGAGATGGCATCACCATATGAATAAGACGCCTGACGGCCGAACGCCGCGGCATCTTTCAGCGCGGTCATCGTCTTTTCTATCTGCTCGGTATTGTACCCGCGAGCCGCGAGGTTCTTGTATGCCGTCACAGCGTTGTTAAGAGGCACAAGACCGTCAGAAATATAATCCTGGATAAATCCGTTCGCTTCGCTGAAAGACTTCTTCTGCCCGTTCAGAATGGAACTCAGACCCACCCATGCGGACTGCGTCTCGCTCGCCACCTCAACACACTTTTTGCCGAAAGAAACGACGGCGGCCGCCGAAAACGCAACGCCTATTGCTTTGCCGACCTTGCCCATCGCGGACGAAAACACGCTCTGAGCCTGTCCTGCGGCGCCCTTTATTTCTTTTTTGAACGCGCTTTGATTCGCCTTTATGTCGAAGAAAACAGAACCGACATTTGTGCCCAAAGGCATATTCTCACCCCCCTGCAAGATTTTTAAAGAGCTGTTGGAACTGTTCTAAGGTCATTGTGTACTGTACGCTCTCCGCTTTCGCGGCGCGGAACCGCTGCCACTTTCGGCGGATATCCTTCTCGGCATTCGTCATCTCGCGTATCTTCTTCGGGTCCTTTTCGGATCTGACCGAGATAACATATCCGAGCGGCGTATCGTGCATAATGCCTGCCAGCAGTTTCCTGTACTCCCTGACCGATATATCTTCCGTCAGAAGCCTAATACTGTACTGTTTGGCAAATGACGCTACAATAAGCGGCTCGTCAAACTGCTCGTCGTAATAGGCTTCTTCGGTTAGTTTTTTCTTTCTTTGGCTGCTTTCTTGAGATCTTCATAGTCCTCGCCGGTTATGGCTGCCATGACGTAAAATGACAGATTCGTATAACCTGACACAGATATATCGCTGTTTACCAGCTCGGCAACCGCTTCCTTGCCGAGCGCAAGGGTGAGGATTTCCATGTCGGAATTGTCTCCGCCCTTTTCCTGCGCCTGCCGAATTTTGTCCCAGGTGGACTTTCTGTCATCGACAAGGTAAAGCTTGTCGCCGATTTTAAGCTGCGGATGATTGTCGCCCGAAAGAATGGCGTCGCCTGTATCGATTATTCTCATATTGATTCGCTCCTTTGAGATTTTGGATAAAAATAGGACTGCCGCATTGTGCAGCAGTCCCGAAAATTATGAGCCCGTAGCCGGTGTGTAGGTCGGCTTGCCGTTGCTGATAAGGTCAAACGCCAGCGGATTGACGGCGGTCGCATTGTCGCCGGCATAATCGCTGACCGACACGACGACATCGCCGGTAAACGTCGCACCGTCGGGGAATGTCACCTTGATTTTGGAATCGCAGTCGCGTCCGTTCTTGAGCGCGAGTCCTGCAATATAATCGTTGCCGGGGTCACCGACATTGCGCTTGCCGCTCATGGAAAGCGTGTATGACTTCGCGGTCGCCAGCGCTCTCTGCCAGCCGTCCTCGGTGATTGAGTTCCAGGTCTCTACGCCGGTCTCAATCGAAAGCTTTGCATTTTCCATGTCGGCTATCGGCGCAAATGTCGAGCCGCTTGTGCATATCTCGATGTCGAGATCATACACTGGGAAAACTCCTGAAAAATTAGCCATATTTTCACTCCTTTTTTATTTGTCGTAATAGACATCGAATTCAAAAGAATATTCATATACTCCGTTGCCGTCTGTCCCCAAGTCAATAGGACCGTCATAGCGAGAGATAACGAATGCCCTTTTTCCGTCGATTTCAAAGTTTTTCTCATCGAAAAAGTCGTAAATGCTCTGCGCCTTGTTTTCGGCTGCATCTGCATTTCGTGTCCAGCGCAGCAGAACCGTAACAGACAGCATGCCGTAACTTCTGTTGACTTTACCGCCCACAGTCTGCACCTTTGCCGAGCCGACTCGGGAGTGATAGAAACAAATCGCTCTCTCAGCGTCGTCGTCTATCTTCCCGATGGAGATAGTGTCCGTCCAGCTGTATGCGGTTTTAAAAAAGTCTTTTAATACTTTCAGCGTCATCCGCCGCAGCTCCTTTGCATGAATTTCGCGAAGACCCGCTTTGCATAATCCTTTTTCTGACCGGAGATATACGGCTCGAACCACGCTCCGCCCGCCGCTTTGTTTTCAGTCCGATTGAAATTGTACTCGGGGTGAAAATAAAGCCTGCGGGCATACGGCGTATCGGACACGATATATACCTTGCCCGTGGCCGCTTCTTTGTCGTCGATGAAAGTGGAGCGGTTCTGCAGCTGTCCGGTCTTGAACGGCATCGTCTCCGACTGCTGAAGATCCGTCTTCAGCGCGTCTGCCGTTTTCACCAGGTTGCGGAAAATTGCTTTTTCAATGAGGTTTATGTTTGCCGTGTTGAGCTTCACTGTGACCTTCATTTCAGCTCAAACTCCGTATGATTCACCGTACCATCCGGATTTTTGGCTCTGATGCCCGAATAGATTGTCATTTCGCGTTTGTGAATGGTAATCGTACCGCTCGATATTTCGCGCATCTTCGGCGCGATATCGCCCTTTACGATTACTTTGCCGACAAGCTCGGTATATTTACCGTCTTTGTCGTACAGCCGTTTCCTGCGCTCGGAATAGATGCAGGAGGCTTTTATCGGGGCGTGAGTCTTCGGCTCTCCGTCCTCACTGATGTCGGGCTCGTCAAGCCGTATTTCGCAAGGCGTAATGCAAAGGAAATCCGGGAACGGCAGTTTCTTAATGCTGTTTGCCATCATGATATCCTCCCTGTAAGTCCGGTCTGCTGCAGCAGGGCGTACGCTACGGGACTCATTCCGAGTCGCTCGTAGACCTTGCCGGAATCCTTGACCGTAACGCTTATGTCAAGCACGCTATAGCTCTGTATACCCGAGCCGTCATATCCGTTTTCGTGAATATAATCCGCCTGGTAACATGCGGCGAGCCTGATTTTTTCCTGCTGAAACTCGGTAAGGTTTTCAAAACCGCGCCCTTTGATGCGGTTGAAGGTCGCTTCGTCAATCTTTATCTCGGCCAAAGACAAAGAGGCTTCGATTTCACACGAAGCCTCCTGCGTACCGTGAAAAGATTCTAAGTAGAAATTGACGTCAGCATACATTATGCATCAACTCCGTCAAGCGATATCGGTGTCGACAAACACGCTGTCGACCTTGTTATCCTTGCCGTTGGGGAATACGAATACATCGGAGAAAGCACGGTTCTGATACAGCCAACCGTCGCCCTCGGTGTGCGCTCCCGGTGCGAAGAAGTAAATACTGTTGACCTTCGGCACGAACTTCGTGGTAAGAGGCGAAGCAATCAGGATATTGATCTTCTTCGAGCCGGCAGCATCAACCTCGTAGTAGCTCGAAGTGGACGGATTGCCGGTCGGGCTCTTGACGGCGGTATACTTTTCACCGCTCTTGGTGTAATAGGTCTTGCCGGCAACAACGCTGGTATCGGCTGACGCCTTATAGGTCGTCTCTGCAGGCGCGAAACCGCCATCCTCTCCGTCAAAGTCGAAAGTGTCATAGAACACCTCGTCGTCGATGACCTCGAATACAGGGACACCGTCAATCTTTGTGACGCGGGTCTCGATACCGATGCCGCCCTCTGCGATCTGAGTCATCTCGATTTTCTTGGCAAGCTCAGTGCTCTGCTCGAGAAGATCCATTATTTCCGATCTGACATAGACGATAAGCGCACCCATCGCCTTGTATCTGCGAAGCTTGCCGGAGCCGAGTGCCTTTTTGATTTTGGCAAAGACATTGGCAGCGGTATAATCACTGAGCTTTGTTTCGGTATGATAGCCGTCGAGCGTCTTTGCCTTTGTCGCGACGCGGGAGAAGAAGAGGGCGTTCGCCTCGGGCACCTCCTGGGTGCGGACGAATACCTTGGAGATGTTCTCCATCGATGCGGTCGCATTGGTCTCATCAACATCAAGCTTGTCGACAAGGAACTCCACATCTCTGTCGTGTTTGAGGGTAAAAGGAACATCGGTCTGGACGAAGGAACCCCTGTTCCAGCCACCGTTCCTGTTGTGGCTCTTATAGCCACTGGTTGACATCTGAGTGAAATGGAAGGTCTTAGCCGAAAGCCATCTCACCGAGGTCGTGATAAAGGGAGAAACGAGCGAATCCTGGGTGAGGATCTCAAGAAGCTCAGGCTCCCATCTTTCTGCGTAGTTTGCCGTGTTAGGCATTTTTCAACACTCCTTTAATAGTTAAATCTGTTCCAGCTCTTCTGAGCCGTCTTCCTGGCGGGCTCTTTCTTGCTCTTGTCTTCCTGACCGTCCCCGCCTATGCTGAATCCGGGTCCCCCGTCCTCAGCCTTATCGGTCAGCTCTGTCCACGTTTTGAGCAGTTCGGTGACTGCGGCGGAAGCTTTTTCGCGGCTGAATTTGCCGTCATCGTCGAGGCAGTCCGCGCGGTCGATGAGTTTGACCGCCTTAGACACCTTGTCTGCTTTGACATGTGCCGCGAGCATTACAGCTTCCAGGACTGCGCCTTCGGCCATTGCACGAGCCTCTGCGAGTTCGGCGGCTGCTCGGGAGTTCTGCTCCGCGCCGTCCGTCTCCGGCTCTTCCTGCTTATCAAGCTGCGCCTTCTCGATAAGCTCTTTGACCTTTGCCCTGTCGGTCTTCTCGGTTATGCCGAGCTCCTTCATAAGCTTGGCGACTGCCTTCTTGCTGTTCTTGACACTGATGTTGTTTACTTCCTCGTCGGTATACTTCTTTTCGGGCTGAGACTGCTCTTTCTGCTCCTCGGCGCCCTGCCCCTCCGTGGTTTCAACATTCTTGTTTTCTTCTGCCATTTTTTTACACTCCTTTTCTCAGTTAAGGTCAACTGTTCCCCTGTTTTACGATACAGGCAAACGATTTTTGGATATAAAAACAGCGCCCTGCAGTCAAATGCAAGACGCCGTAATTATTGAATTAAACTATTACAGATTAAAGCCTGAACTTATCAACTTACAAATAAAATCGTCGGTTCCATTGTACTCTTGAACTCCGAGAACATCGAGTGCTGCCGTCGCAAAACTTTCAAGAGGCATCCCCATAAAAGAAACACCCGAATCAAGCATTTTTGTTTTAAGAAGTTCAATAAATTCTGGCGATGCACATCTGGATTTTGCGCCAAAAATAACGGCGTTTAGATTAAGGATCGGGATATCTGACTTAGCACCTAATAACACCGCATTCATGTCATTCGCAGACATTCTCGATATAAGAGAACTAACACTGTTGTTTGTATTTACTGATTTCATTATCACGGAGCACCTCCAATCTTTTTGCAATATCGTTTCTTCCGATACTTTTTGCCAGATCTATTTCCACCTGATAAGCATCGATCTCACGCTTAATACATTTTTCCGGGTTCTGAAAAACTCTCATCCCGAGCCATCCGTCTTTCATATCGTCTTCTGCGTGCCTAAGTTCATGAAGCCACGCACCGTAGCTCGCATTTTCAGAAATATAGACAGTTCCAGGTTGACCTTTTGATAGACCCGGTGAATACGAAAGTTTTTCAGCCTTCGTTCTGATTAACGAGACTCCTATCTCCTCAAGATGAGTTTTAATTGCCTTTATTTCCTTTGGATTTGAATCTTCTGCGCTTCCGAGTGCTTCTCGCAATGGGTCATCCGTAGTTCTAAACTGGCTCATATTTATTATATCACTTTTTTTGAATTTTTCAACACCATAGGGTGATATTTTTCGCTCCCACTCTTTGAGCTTCGCCTGATATCTCGCCACATTCTCGGGATCGACGCTGCCGACTGTCAGGCGCTTATACCGTTGCACCATGTTTTCTATGTGCGCACGGTTGTATCGTCCGTAATCGGAAACATCGTTTTCCTCGTTGTTGTAGTGATTGATTTCTTCAAGTTCCGGATAATAGGTTCCGAGTCCGTGCCGGCAACGAGGATGGAACAAGCCGAGCTTCATCGCCTCGGACAGCAGCATATAGTCGCCGTCGTCCGGCTTGCCGCCGGAATACACATCATCAATGAGCACCTTGCGCTCAAACGGTCTGCAGAGTTTGCAGGCGGAAGCGTGATGCGAAATAATTACGAGCGTCTCGCCTATGCTTTTGCGGAATTCACCCTCACCCACCATATATGCCCGCTGATTCGCCGTTCGAACGGCCATCGAAGCATAGTCCGCGATGTTGACCCTGCGTCCGTCGCGGTACTCGATGCAGTTGATTCCGCGTTCCAGAAAGTCTTTCACAGCCATATCGTATGCCTGTGTTTCGGTCATCACGCCGTTTGAGGCATACATTCCTGCTCGAAAGATGGTCTGCCGATAGGTGTCGTTCATCATACGCAGCACGGCAGTATTTGCCGCACCGAGATCGTTTTTCAGGGCGTTAATCATCCCGCTTATCTTTCGGTCGTTGACCTTGAAGAAGCTTTTGCGCATGGTCTTTGCGGATTTATAGCCCTTGCCGAGGGCTTTTTTATAGCGCTTCAGCTCATGCTTCGAGCCTTGCCGCAGCTCAGACTTCATATGTTCCGACACTTCGTCCGACAGCCCGCGAGTTCGGCTGCTGATAATCTGCCGGTTCTCGCGTTGGTAGCGTTTCAGCTCCTTGAGCTTTTCCGCCTGCCACTGAGGGTATCTGAGCCCGGCGTCTGCCTCCTCGGCAAGATGACGGGCGAGGTTACGCTGCATCGACTCGATGAGATAAAGCTCCATATCGCGATAGATCTGTGCTATCTCTCTGTCAAAATCAACGCCGCTCATCTGTTACCTCACTCAAAATCGTTCAGCGCGGGTTCGTTCATTTCGAGGATACCGCGCTCCTCTTTTATGCGCTTGACCTCTTCCGCCTTCCAATCGTCGTCCTTGTCGTCGCCATAGAGTTCGTCGACCTGGGTCTTGGTCGACATTATGCCGCTGGTTGCCGCTTTGCCGATAGTCTCGACTTGTGCCTCAAATGACGGATTCGCATAGCCGCCGAAGTTAACGGTCACGTCAACCTCTTTGCGCTCGCGGTTGTTAAGCGTGCAGTAAAAATCAAGCGAAGCCTGCACAAGGTCGCATAGTGCTTTGTTGAGAACATCGGTAACGCGGTTGCGCGTATAAAGCGTGGTTTTTTCCTTTTCGCGCTGCGCCTCGGCGTTGTCGAGCTTTTTAACGTCAATGCCGAGCGTGGACGGGGAAATTATGCCCTGCAGACAGAGGTCAAGTGCGGTGCAGTACGAGGACAGTAAAGCCTCATACTGGATGGTGCCCTGTGTCGTCTCGATTTTCTGCTGCGCGCCCTCCGCCATGCTGCCCTGCAGTTGGATATAATCATTATCAAAGTCATTACTTTCGAGAACCTCTCCGGTGCGGACATTGCGCGGCAGCAGGTCGACTGGTATGTACTCCTTTATCTGACCTTTGCGCACGGCGAGCATCCACTTAGAAAACACCTCGTCAAAGGCATCAAAATCATCGAGCTTGCCGTCATAGATTGATTTTCCGCGCCCGGGGTAAATAGTTGACCGTCGGAACATCAAAGGCACTGCGGGCAGGAAATGAGCGTTATTTTTGATGTTCTTGCATCCTTCAAGCTCCGGGAATGCAGAAATATCTACTTCCTTATCGTTCGACACATCCACCAGCGAATATGTTATGCTGTCATAGTCGTACCGCTCTTTGAGCAGATACGGCTTCTGATTGATAGTCCGCTTTGTCTTGAAAACAACCGCACTGATTCTGCCGCGGTTATATTCAAAATCCACACGGTCAGCAGGATAGAACTCAATAATCGGCAATTTGCTAACCGTGGGGTCATACGACAATTTAAAAGCGCCGTCACCCAGATACAAAGTATCTCGGACGGCGTCGCTTATTATGTCAGTTATGAGGTTTTCTTCGGCTATGTTCTCCCACACCTTCCCCATGTCGGGGTCATCAACGGTAATAGCATACAGGTCTCCGACACAAACATCGGTCAGCGTATCGACTATCAGTGACGGCAGCCCGGTGTGAATTTTGCGGATCTTCATTCCGCGCGTCGGCTTGCTGCCCCAAAAGTGTCCGTTGCCTATGTTGTCCTGAATATGCGCATAAAGCTCTTCGATTTCGTTCGCCCTGCCGCGATACCAGATACGGTCTTTAAATACTTCGGCGTCATGGTCCATAAGCTGATGGATATTTATAGACACTCCGTTATCTGTGCTGATATTCAAAAAGTTCCTTACGGCGGTTCTGACTCTGTCGCCTAGGCTCATTTAATCACCCTCCTGTTACTGCGCCGATCTGCTTAACATACGGCAGCCATCCGTACTGCGACGCATTTATTGTGTGGTCGTTTCGGTCTTCCGGCTGATTGTCTTTGTCCTGCTGCCAGCTGTACAATTCAAGCTCTGCGATGTGGTTCTTGCAGTGGTCGCACACAAGGTAATGCCCCGTGTGCAGCCAGCCGAGCTGCAGGTTTATACGGTCAATTATCTTTGTCGCCTTATAGGCGTTGTTGAAAGAATAGAGACAGGCATTATTCCGACGGTACTTCAAAAGTTCCGTCATAGTTGCCTGATCCGCGGAATCGATAAAGACATTCCGTGCGAGCCCCCACTCCTTGCGGTTGCGCTCCAAAAAGTCAATGTAGTTGCGCACCGTGTCGCTCGGCGCTATCGGCTCGCTGATGTCTCGGTTGTTATAGACCCGCTCGTCAAGGCATATTACCTTTCGGTCGTCGGTGATGCCGAGAAACATCATCGCTATCGTGTCCGGAGACTGCGAGGAATACGCCGTATCAAGCCCGGACGAAAACGCGATGAACTCAAACGGATCATTCTCATCCTCTAAGCGCTTGCGTATCACCGCTTTTGATATAACATGCCGCTTGCGGTCAAAATTAGAAAAGACAAGCCCGGTGGCTCGTCCTCTCAATCCGAGTATTTTATTCTTGTAAATCTTTGTACCGGCGGGAACGTTGCTTATAATCTGCTGCCGCTTTTCGGGTGTCAGGGCGGCATTGTGGTCAAACGAAAAGTACCACCACACCCAACCGGGCTTTGCCGGCTCGGAAAGCATCTCAAGCAGTTCCGTCGGCGCGTCGTCCACATATTCGGGTAACGGCCTGGAACGGTTGATATATTCCGAATACACCGGAAGGTTAGGGTCGTCGGGGTTGAGCGTAGCAAGCAGATAATCGCAGCGCATAGCCGCCTCGCGCACATACTCCATATCCGCAATGTTTATCTCGTCGATATAAAGGCAACCATACTGGCCGCCCAGAGCCTTTTTCCAGCGAGCTTTGTTGTCGTAGCCGAGCACATATATTATTTTATCCTCTGCTCCTGTTCGAAAGACGATATGCGGCAAGCTGTACTGACCCTTACCGCCGCTGTTGTATTCTACCCGGGAGCCGAACACATCTATAATGCCGAGCTCCTTGTTGATGATGTTTTTTTCGATTGTTCCGGTGTCCAAGCCGCTGACGATGTGAATCTTTTTCGGGCTCGCCGCAACGCGGAACATAAACTTCATAATGCCGACCGTAGTCTTGCCGGCGTAGGTCGTCCCCTCGAGAAACTCGACCGACGCCGAGCGGCAGCGGAGGAAATCGCGGAACTTCTTACTCAGCAGGACCTCACTCATTGCCGCTCAACTGCCTCAGAATACTGTCGAGCTTGTCTGACGGTTCTATCTTAGCTTCAATACCATCCTTAAACAGGCTGAAACGCTTGCCAAGCAGCTCCGCAGCCTTCAGGCGCTCCTTTTCGTCCGGCGGCTTATCCAGCACCTTTGCCGCACTGCAGCCGTCGCCTTGACCTTCCACAACCACGACGCTCGCCGTGCTGTCTCCGCGCATCACGGCGGTGAGGTACTCCATGACCTCCTGCGCGTCGGCTATCTTTTTCGAGCTCAGCTCATCGAGTTTTGCTTCGATGTAGGCTTTAACATTAGCATTTGTTAGCAGCCTTGACGCATTGGCTCTCGCAGCATCATCCGATTTTATCCGTGGATAAGCAGCCTTGTATGCTCTTGTCGCGTTGCAGTCGACGATATACTCATCTGCAAACCGCCTTTGCTTGTCGGTCATGGGTTCACCTCCTAATAACTTGAAATAAAAAAACACCCTTTCGGGTGTAAAAAAATAAAAAATTTTTTTAATTTTTTTGGTAAACATAGCGTTACTCTACGCTATAATAGGGGTACAGCGAGCACAACTAGTAGCATCTAGCGAATCCCGCGAGTCCCCATGAAAGGAGTAATGCATATGTCAACTTATGAGTTGATCACTTCAATTTGCAGGATATTATCTATTATAATTGAACTTATCAAAACCTGCAAAAAAGAAGGAAAACCCACATGGCGTGGGCGAGTGAAAATCTCGCTCAACATTCCGCTCTTATTATATGCAGAAATTATGAAAAAATCAAGTACTGTTATTGCAATCATTTTCATCGTCGCAAGCATGTCGCTTTGGTGCATATCGAGATTCGTCAGTTACATACCTGGCATTATCATCAGCGTTTTTGCAGCAACATGCGGCGTGTGCGCAATCATAATTCTCGCAAGAAAGGATGTCTAAGATGACAGTAAAACCAATCAAATTGTCCCCTAAGCGCGGAAACCACGGTCATATCACAAGCTACACTATCAACATCGGCTCTGCCGAAGCAAGAGAATGCGGCTTTACCGAAGACGGTGTGCAGCTCGAAAAGGTCGTTGACCTTGACCGCAAAGAGATCATCATACGAATCAAAAACGAATAAGTCATGCAGGCGGCGCGATTTCGCGCCGTCTTTGCTTTTTACATTTCAAAGACCCCGCTATTTATGACGCCGCGGGGCAGGCGTGTGTGAAAGGGGACATAAAAATAGAATATCGGTAACATTCTTCATCCTAATGCTAACAGAAATGAATTCCTCATTGTCCTCAACTTTGCCGAATATAGCGATAACAAATATTGCTACAATTCTTAGCGGTGTTATTACCGCCAGTCTTTGCCGCCACATCTTCCCATGTCAGTCCCTCGATAAAGCGCAGCGTGAATATCTGCCGGGTCAGGCTGTCGGGAATGTCCGATATGTAGCGCTCAAGTCGGCTGCGCTCATATATGCGCTGCTCGATTTTAGCCTGGATTATAGCTTCGAGATCCGTTATCTCCGCTATGCAACGCTCCATTGCCGGATCGGGATTTGGACTTTTCGGCATACCGTCGTAGCTCGGGCTCTTGGGGTTCATCAGGTCTGACCTCAGCTCCGCAAGCCTCTCACGGTCAAGTTTTATCTCGCGGTCAAGGTAGTACAGCTGTGACAACTCTTTCAGGGTCATTTAACCGTCTCCTTTTTCTTTCCGGTAGTTTTCTTGGGCTTATGCTTTAAACAGCCTCTGAACGGGCACAGCGGTCTCTCACTACCTGTTTTAATCAGCCACACACAGTTCTTGTCCGGGCAGATAAATATGTCAGCCACCGCTGTCACCATCCATTTTCGCACCACAGCAGGAGCAATACGCATAAAATTTTTGAAACTGTCGAAATGCCGTCATGCCGCCAGTCTGACTCGTGTCGTAATATTCCCCACACTCGCTGCACTCGGCGCCCTCGCCGTCCGAAATCGGAATCCAGTATCCATGCCTGACCTCTGCCACATCTGCGGCGGGTGCTTCTTGTAAGATTTTTATTGCGGCATTCCAGCCGTCCGCATAGCTTTTGTTCTCAAAAATTTTGCGATTACACTTGCCTATGCCGAGCTTGGCGCGGTCTATATAATCAGCCATCGTTATCTCCTTTCAGAAATCCAACTTCAACAAGCTCCCTGCCGCACTTCGGGCAAACCTCGCAGCCGTCGCCGTCTGCCTCGAATATCTTGCAGCAGTAATAACATCTCAGGCAGTGTGTTTCCCGGTCGCTTGTCCGCTCCCGTATGTAGCGCCTGTTGGTCTCTTCCTGAGTTATTTGTTTCAGCATGACAGCTCCTCTATTCTCACATAAATTCCCGGCACGGCAGCCCAAAACTTTTCGCTGATCTCCGATGCGACCTGCGCATCGTCCTTCCAAAAGTGCAGGCGGGTCATGCAGTCCTTCAAGGCCTTTTCAAGATTGTCTGTATCGGGTTTCGAGGTTTTCCATTCCCCGTCTCCGTGTTTCGTCCCTGTATTGCTGAAACACCATTTGACCATCAGCCTGACTGCGCCTGAATACGGTTCCTGCGGAATATGTGCTGCCAGGTGTGCCGTCAGCTTCCCCTTTACCGCTTTCAGCTCGGTTGAATCGTACATTATCGCCTTACCGTTTTTGACGGTTATCTTTTTGTCGTGATGCGTTACCGTGGGCGGATGCATCGGCATGAAAAATTCAGTTGTCATTTCAGTTTCCTTTCTTTTTTGTTTTTGAAAATCGCCCTTGTCAAGGTAGGGAAGAAGTTGTGTGCGGCGGCAGCCTAAGCCGCCACACTTCTTTCCCTTGACTTTGAGGGAAGGGAATTTCCCCACTTATATATGAAATATATAAGTGCTTTTTCCCTCAGAGGGAATTTCTCGATTTTTTATCGACTTTTTCCTTGTGAGGGAATTTCTCGATAACCATTCGACTTTTCCCCTTGTAAGGAACGGGAAATTTTATCGACTTTTTCCCTCGTTTTTCTTTCCAACTTCTCCGTCGTCAATCCAAAAACCACCATGCTCTGTCAACCTTTTGCGAACCGTTTTCGCTGTTACTCCGAGATATTCAGACAACTCATTCACTGTCACCCGTCCATCCATATTGCAGGCATCGAAAGCAGTTTCTATGCTGCTTGTTCTATCCTTTTTTCGCTCGGATGAGGTCTTTTTGCTGCTGAAGTTTCTCCTGAAAGGCGAGTTTTTCGAATTAAAATCGCTATCCGGCTTTATATCCTCCAGTACGCCGGTATCATCTATCCGATGCACGGGGTAATCGAACCAAAGATTGACCGGAGCGAACTTCGGGAACTCACGCAGGGTGCCCTCGACGCGCCACGCGGTACGCTGCTCTATGCTGTTCCACGCTGTTCTGACTTCGGCAAGCATAAGATCGCGGGATGCCGGAGACAGACTCTCGCCGCACATTTTGAGCAGCTCGTGCGCGGTATTCTCTTCGTCCTGCGACGGTTCCGGCAGCTTGAAGCGGCGCATCCATTTAAGGCAGATTTCACACTGCACCTTGTCCTCTTGCTGTTTGCGGATACCGTCGGTTGTTATATCAAGCTCTATGAGGTCGAGCAGCGCGTCGGGGTCGCGGGCGAACACTCCGCTGCCGGACGCTCTGTCCATGCTCCTCTTGCCGCCCTGAGCGCCTTTTGAATGGTGGTGGCAGTAGATTACCGCACACCCGAGTTCGGTGCAGACCTTGTCAAATTGGTTGCAGAAATGCGCCATCTGATCTGCGCTGTTTTCATCGCCTGTGATGATTTTATAAATCGGGTCAATGACAATGGCGATATAGTTTTTCTTTGCAGCGCGTCTGATGAGCTTCGGCGCGAGTTTATCCATCGGAATGGACTTGCCGCGCAGGTTCCACACATCGATGTTATGTAGGTTTTCCGCAGCCCAGCCGAGCGTTGTATAGACATCTTTAAAACGGTGCAGACAGCTCGCACGGTCAAGCTCGAGATTGACATACATTATCTTGCCCTGGGTACATTTGAAGCCCAGCCATTCGCGCCCCTCGGCTATGGCGCAGCACAGCTCTATCAGCGCAAAAGACTTGCCGGCTTTTGACGGTCCTGCGACAAGCATTTTGTGTCCCTGCCGCAGCACTCCGTCTATAAGCGGCGGCGCAAGCTCCGGCAGGTCGTTCCACACATCGGCGACGCTCTCCGGATCCGGCAGGTCGTCGTTTATGCTTTCAATCCATTCTTTCCATTCGTTCCATGAACTCTTGCCGATGTTTGTGTCGAGCAGATACTGCTTCTTTCCGTTGCGCTCCACGCCCGGCATACGGCTCAAACGGGACGGGTTTTTGTTTTGGCGGTCGATGTCTATGCCGTTTTTCTTGCACACGTCATAGAGGTAATCAACGCGCTTGCGGTATTCCTCAAAATTTGCCGCGTCAATACGGACTATGGCGTGTAGGCTCTTTCCTCCGCTGTAAACGAGACAGGCAATCGGCAGCTCGAGCTCGCGTATTATCTGGTTTTGATGGGTGATGTCGGTCGTATCGGATTCGACCAGAGCATATCGGAACTCCGTCACATTTTCATTTTTGACGCCTTTGCCGTCCAGAGGATTGAAGCGTATCCACGCCCCCGCCTCCGGCTTGCAATCGCCTATTACGCGACCTATGTCGCCCTCGCATTTGCTCAGAGCCTCTATAAGCTCTCCCGCAGTCCTGGTATACACGCCTTTCGTCGGCAGGTATTTACTGTCTTTTTCCCAGCTTTCGGTGACATAACCGACCGTCTCCCCCGCCTCAAAGAGCGTTTCGAGATATTTGGTGATTTGCTCCACCGGATTCCACTCATCAGGTATGTTCAGCTCCTTGCCCTCAATCCAGCTTTTGTCAACGAGGATAAGCTCGTCTTTCTTTTCTCCTATTACGCTGTCCCAATCGAGTGCGCCGTCATCCGCCTGAAAATGCCAGCCGTTATCTTTTGCCATCTGAACGATAGTCCCCGCCGTAACCGGTGCAGCGGCGCCGTTGAAGGTATTCCACTTTTTTTCGCAGTCGCCGGCATGATAGCGCTTGTCCGGGCGTGACCATTCATCCCAGTCATCGCAGCTGTATCCCTCATGCTTAAGCGCCATGCCGACTTCCACCCATTCGGAATATGTGCAAGCAGCCGGGTCTATGTATTTTATCAGCTCTTTCAGGTCGAGCTTTTCTTCTGTCATATCGTCATTGCCTCCGGTTTATAGTCTTTAGGCACAATGCCGCGCGGAACACGCCAATCGTTTGCAGCTATGCGATTTATCATCTTTGTTGCAGCGTCAAAGCTCCATTCGCCTACATGCAGAAAACCGCGGGATTCCAAAAAGCGTATCTGCTTCGGCGTTGTGAGACCTTCTTCGCGGCGCTTGCTGAGGCGGTCAAGCAGAAGCTTTGCCTTGCCGGCGCTCCCGATTTCGTCGGGAAATATACCGAGCTTTTCGAGCGTTTTAATCTGTTTTTCCGTCGGCGGAGCGCATTCCCAACCGAACGCCGGAACATAGCTTGAAAGATCCTGCGCGGAAATCGACATTTCATACTGTAGCGGATCTACAAGCT